CCTCCGCCTTCGATGAATGGCTCGCACAAGAGCCGTTTCCGCTTTACGAATCGGACGAACGGAAAATCCGGGCGATTTACACCGAAAACACACAGAAGGATTGCGACGAATGAGCGCCGTTATCGACCGCGAAATGACCTACGAAGAAATGGCGGAGCAGGAACGCCTGCTCGCTGCGGCTGAATCCATGGAAGCGCAGGCGCACGAACTGTATGCCCAGGCGCACGACGTGGAAGCGAACTCCAACCCGGAGTGGACGACTCACGCTGCGACAGAACGCAAGTTTGCCATTCACGGCCGGGAACGCGCCGCCCGCCACTTTGCGAACTACCAAACCTGTTTGGCGAAGGCTGAGAAAGAAACCCAAACCGCCCAGGAGGGCATGTAATGAGGCGCAGTGAAGGCCAAGTGCCGTCAGGGCTTTATCTCGATCATTTGTGTCGGAACCGAAAATGCGTCAACCCCGAGCATTTGGAGCCCGTCACAGGACGGACAAACGTCGTCATTCGCGGCGAAACGATAACCGCCAAGAATCACGCAAAGACCCATTGTGTGCATGGGCATTTGCTCAGCGGCAGTAACTTGCTTGTGGGCCGTAAAGGCACAAAACGAATCTGCCGCGCATGCAAATCAGCTTACGAAAAGACAACGCGAAACTCAGAGATTTACCGCCAAAAACACGCTCAAGCCGAGCGCAACAGGAGAGCAGCAAATGTTCAGACAAGGTGATGTGATGGTTTCCAGGGTGCGCGCGATCCCGAAGGGCGCCGTCGAAGTGAAACAGCCCAGCGACAAGATTGTTTTGGCGTGGGGTGAAGTGACTGGGCATAGTCACGCGCTCGCGGTCGATGAGGCGCAGGAGTTCACTTTCGCCGACGCGGGCGGCATTGTTCGCCGCTTCCTGAAAGTGTTCGACAAGGGCGCGACTGTTCGCCACGAGGAACACGCACCTATTCCGCTGCCGCCCGGTTTCTACGAAATCACGCGGCAGCGCGAGTACACGCCGGAGGAAATTCGCAATGTCGCAGACTGAAGCCTTCGTTCGTCGCCCAGACTTCGTCGGTGGCGACCTCACGCCGGAAGAGAAAATCCGGATGGACGATCATGCGCGGCTGTGGATTCGCCGCGCGTTTCGCACCGATCCAATTGACCGCTCTCGCATCGAGCCGGCGATTCTCGATCTCTACGCCGCCGCCGGACTAAAAGCCCCGCGCGTCGTGATCGTGCCGAGCCCGCTAGTGATGGCAGTTGCCGGCGGATTCTCGGCCGCGCTGCTTCATGTCGGGGCTGCCACCGGGGCTGCCACCGGGGCTGCCACCGGGGCTGCCACCGGGGATGCCACCAGGGCTGCCACCGGGGCTGCCACCTGGGATGCCACCAGGGCTGCCACCAGGGCTGCCACCAGGGCTGCCACCGGGGCTGCCACCAGGGCTGCCACCAGGGCTGCCACCGGGGCTGCCACCTGGGATGCCACCAGGGCTGCCACCGGGGCTGCCACCTGGGCTGCCACCGGGGATGCCACCTGGGCTGCCACCTGGGCTGCCACCGGGGCTGCCACCGGGGCTGCCACCGGGGCTGCCACCAGGGCTGCCACCGGGGCTGCCACCAGGGCTGCCACCGGGGATGCCACCGGGGCTGCCACCTGGGATGCCACCGGGGATGCCACCAGGGCTGCCACCAGGGCTGCCACCGGGGATGGATGGGCGCAACAACTAGCGCTCGAAATCGGCGGCTCTGGCGTTGCGCCACTGATGCTCTCGTGCGCGAACAACTGGAACAACTGCACGGACTACGGAAACATGTGGGCCGAATATCCGGCCTATCTTTCCGCCTTCCGTGACGTGCTCGGCCTGCAACTGCCGGTGCACGCGAAGTTCGCCGCGTTCGAGCAAGCCGCTATCGAGGGCGGATTGCGGTTCATGCATCCGGATTTCTGCATGGTCTGCGACTTTCCGGAAGTGCTCCTGGTCGACGAACAGAACCGACCGCACTGTGCCGATGGCCCGTCGCACCGCTGGCGCGACGGTTGGTCGCTCTACCACTGGCACGGCGTGCGCTTGCCGGAATACATCATCGAGCGGCCGGAGCAGATCACCGTCGCGCTGATCGAGAAAGAACCGAACGCCGAAATCCGACGCGTGATGATCGAGCGCTACGGTTCGGCACGCTACCTGCTCGACGCTGGCGCCGAGATTGTCGCCCGCGACCACATCGGCATCCTTTACCGCAAGAACGTGCCGGACGATGAGCCAATCGTCATGGTGCGGGTGTTGAACTCCACGCCCGAGCCGGATGGCGTGATGACGCGAAAGGAAGCCATTGACACCTTCGGCGAAGCGGCAAAGGCGGCTATGAGTGCACCCGAAGGTAGTCGGTTCAAGTCCTATTTCATTCGGGTTCCGCCTAGAACCAAAACGGCACTAGAAGCCGTCGCATGGACTTTCAATATGAAGCCAAGCGACTACGCGCCCGAACTCGAAACCTAACCACCCTGCCGGTTAGCCGGCGAAGAGGAAATATGAATATCATCATCACGATTGGCGACAACGACCGCACCGCGCTTGTCCTGCCGGCGAATAGCGCGACAGCGCTGCTGGAGTGCCTTGCTACGGCAAAGGTGTTCAAGCGTGACGGCTACTACGCCTCTTCGGGCTGGAAGCCGTCCGCGAAAGGCGTGGCGATCACGTACAGCGACGGTGCGGAATTCCAGCCTACCGATCCTCGCGTTGCGAAGGCCGAAAAAGAAACCGAAGAGCAGCGTAGCAATTGGTACAAGGAACACACCAGGCGGGAAGCGCTCGAAAAGGAACTGGCCGAATCGAAGGCCGCGCTCGAAGCAATCAAGGCTGTGACGGTCTGCAAGACGGTTGAGCCTGAACCGCCGGTCGCAGAAAATGACACGGGCGAGTCGGAATATGCCCGTACGGAGCGGCTGGATCATAGCGAGCCGTCCACCGATGACAGGCCATTCTAGCGGCCTACTAAGGGCTAGAGCCGTCGCCTCTGCGGGTCAGGGGCACACCACACTCCCAATGAAGGACATGAACCATGGCTCTGAATCTTCCCGTAGGCGGCGGTGGCGGCGACTTCAAACGCGCTCCGTCCGGTTCCCATATCTCGGTCTGCAATCTCGTTGCTGACTGCGGCTTGCAGCCTGGATCGCAGGCGTTCCCAAAACCCAAGCGCAAGCTCTACATTCGTTTCGAGATTCCGTCCGAGCGGATCGAGTACGAAAAAGACGGCAAGACGCACGAAGGTCCGATGACCATCGGCAGCTTTTACTCGGCGTCCATGAACGAAAAGGCCACGCTACGCAAGCATCTGGAAGGCTGGCGCGGCAAAGCCTTTTCCGACGAACAGGCCGAACAGTTCGACGTCTCGGCCATCGCCGGCAAAGCCTGCATGTTGTCGGTGATCGAGTCCGATAGCGGCGGCAAGACCTATTCCAACATCGCCAGCATTTCCGCGCTGCCGAAAGGGATCACTGTCCCGCAAGCGGAAAACGAACTGCTGGTCTATGTGCCGGACGATGATGGCCGCTTTTCGTCCAGCGTCTTTGCCAAGCTGCCGCAGTGGTTGCAGGAAAAGATCGACGCGCAGTTGAAGCCGGTCGCCAAGCCGCAAGCGCACGAAACGTCGGCGGACTCCGATTTCATTGATGACGATATTCCGTTCTAGGGGTAATTCATGGGCCACTTTTACGACCGGGACGGCACGCCGCGCTATTACGTGATCGCCAAAAATGGCAATTCACGGGATACGACGATTGCGGACGCCAGAAAGAATGGCTGGTTACCGTCCGTCACCGAGATTATCAAGGTGATCGACAAGCCCCAACTGACGAACTGGAAAATCGACCAAGCGATTCTGGCCGCGCTCACACTCCCCCGTGGCGCGGAGGAATTGGAGGCCGACTGGCTCAAGCGGGTGAAGTCCGACAGTTACGAGCAGGTGAAAGTAGCGGCAGAAGAAGGCAATCGAATCCACGAAGCCATCGAACAGTCCTACGCCGGCACGCTTTGCCCGGACAAGTACGGCCCGCATGTCGCGGCCACCTTGCAGGAGCTGGCACGGCTGTTTCCCGGCGTGACGGACTGGGTGTCCGAGGCCAGCTTTGGTTCGGAGTTGGGATTTGGCGGGAAAGTGGACCTGCACTCCCCGTCCACCGGGATCGTGGTGGACTTCAAGGGCAAGGATGGGGATTTTACGGACGGAAAGAAATTGGCCTATGACCAGCACTGGCAACTAGCCGCTTATCAGACCGGCCTGAAGTTACCCCGGAACGTCTGCGCCAACCTGTTCGTCAGCCGGACCCATCCTGGCCGCGTAGCGAGCCACGTATGGCCCGTAGAGGACGTAGAGGAAGGATGGGGCGTGTTCTATGCCGCTTTGCGCTTGTGGGCGCGTATGCGCGGTTTTAACCCCATGTTTACCCGAGAGACGGCATGAAGAACGTCCGCATTACCGAAGAACAGCGCCGGACCCTGAACGCCGCGTGCGGCGACCTGAGCAAAGGCATTGTCTGGCACGGGTTCCGCCTGACCAAAGATGACTGGCGGCACCTGCTGGCCGGGACGGCGCTGGGTTGGCGGACACTGCCGGGCATCGACCAGGGCGACGGCCGGGCGGCCGGGTTAATTATGCTGGGCGGTAGCTCGCTCAAGCTGTCCAAGGATCAAGCCTCGCTGGCCCTGACGATGGCGTTTGCCATTGGCGACCACCCGGAAGGACAAGGGCTTAAGCAGGACCGTATTCAATGGAGCGAGACTGTCCAACTGGCACGAAAGGAACTTCTATGATCGCGATCCGCAAACATCATCCGCAAGACCCGTCACTGGAAAAGCTGCTTTCGGACAATCGCGACCGCTACGTGGCCCAATCCGCCGCGACCAAATGCGGCCAAGTCGCCCCCTTACCGCCGATCAAGAACGCGCGGCTGTTTGTGCGGTTGGTGCGGGAGCCGTTGTTGTTGAGCTGGGAGGGGTCGAAGTGATTCGCTGGATTGCAAAGTTATTCGGTTATCGGCCTGTCTACATTCTCGACCACGATGGCGATGTAAGCAAAGCCTACGCTTTCAAAACGTCATTCGGATATGTATGCAATCACCCGATTACCGGCAGGAAGTTGCTGCTAATGGCAGACGGCAGCTATCACGGCCCGAACTATGTCAGCGCGTGGAGGCTTGCATGACCCCTATGCGCAACAGTGGGGTGGCGGGGTGAATGCTTTTGCATGGCTCGCCGTTTTTGACATCGCCTGTATAGGTGCGGCTACCTATTTGGCCGTCAACAATCATCCTGGCTTTGCCATCTTCCTTTTCCTGATGGCAGCGACAACGACGGTTACGACAGAACGCAAGGACAAAGACACATGAACACCCCCGCATTGCAGTCGAGCGAGTTGCCGACACCCGCTGAAACCGTGGAGGCTCTCAAGTGGTTACAGGACCATTTTCTTGAAGCCTTACGAATACTGGAAACTCCTGCTGGAATCGCGTTTAGAGAATCACAGGAGATGTCCGATGAAGATGTGCGAGCAACGGCACGAACCATTGGCGGAATAACTGAGGTAGCCATAAAGCAGCTAGAACGACTCGCCGCGCAGCCAGCGGAGGGGGTGAGTGGATGGCGACCGATTGAGAGCGCGCCGAGGGATGGTCACGGCGTCTGGCTGGCAACCAGTGACGGTAAAAACATGCGCCTAGGATGGTGGTCTACTGCCCGCAGCATATGGATGGATTTAGTGTCGAGTGGTCTAGTGCCAGAGACACCGCTATCTTTCCGGCCATCATTATGGCACCCAGTTCCCGCCGCCCCATCGCAGACAGAGGTGCAGGGATGAACAGGAAAACGAGAGCTTGCGTTGCGTTGTCGGTATTTGTCCTGATCGTCTTGTGGAGCGTGTTCATCGCATGGTGTTCAGGTGTTAATGGACGCGGGGAAGGTTTGGCGAATGCATTGATTTTCGGCTCTTTCATTGGAGCAGGTATAGGCGGCGCAATTTTTGGCTCGGGAGAACTGCAATGAACGCGACCGAACTGATGGCGCTGAGTGAGAAGGCGACTGCTGCTGGAAAGGCTTTTGTGGCTGATCCCCATAGCTACGAACGATTGCGTGTGCGGGATATGGCCCAAGAAGATGAAAGACGTGGCGCCGTCAGCTTCATCCGCTCCCCCGAGTTTGCGGAAATGGTGAAGAACGCCGAGGCGTGGCGAGAGTTTCAGCGGCAGATTGCTGAACTGCCTAAATACGACACAACTTCAGTAGCCGCCAACCAGATAGGGGATAAGGGTGATGGCAATCACAAGTAAAACGCGGACGTTCGCACCATGCCCCTATGGTGAAGGCTACGGAATCACGCTGCGCGAATACTTCGCTGCGATGGCGATGCAGGGAATGGCTATGCGCGTTAAATCGCTGCTTGACCATGAAGTTGCAGCAGCGTCGGTTCGTTTGGCCGATGCCCTTCTTGCCGAACTGGAGAAAGTCAAATGAACACACCCGAGGGGCCGGTGCTGCCTGAGTTGTTGCCGTGCGAATGTGGCCGACCGATCAACGAGAACTTTCAGATTCAGCATGTTTTCGCATCTGGCCGCGACAACGTATTCGTTGCCCGCTGTAGCTACTGCGGACTCGTTATTAGTTTCACGGCGGATTCGGTAGAGACGATGAATGATGTCAGCGCCAAAGCTATCGCCGCATGGAACCAACGCGCCCAGGAAGGACAAAAACCATGAGCCAGCTTCCCAACATAGGATACGTGAAAGAGCTTGAAGAACAGCTCGCCGCCTGTCAGCGGGAACTAATCGCCATCGGCTTGCGCAAGACCGGCCACTACGCCGCCAACACAGTCATGTGTGAGCTTATGCGGCGTCTGGAGGCCATGTACGCCCAGGGCAAGGCGGAGGGCGGGGAGCCGGTGGCGTGGATGTACGACTACACCGAAGACGGCCTTGATTTGCGGGACGTATCCGCGATTCGATTCTTGGAATCGTGGGTTCACAAGAAACGGGCAATAGAGACGCCGCTCTACGCCCACCCCGCCAAGGCCCTCGAGGTGGATGATGCGATGGTGAGCAGGATGGCAAGTGTGATCCTGACGCAATGTGGCGAAACCAAAAAGTCGGTTGGCAAGCTCGCCTACAAGACAATCTGCGACACACAGCGCGCCGCCCTGACCGCCGCACTGGAGGCTAACAATGGTTGACCGCTACTACTTAGGCGCGCATCCAGATGGCCGCAAACTGTTTCCCGGTTCCGATGGGAAATGGGTCAAGTACACCGACTATGCAGCCCTTGCCGAACAGCTCGCTGCCTGTCAGCGGGATGCGGAGCGGTATCGGTGGCTGCGGGATGTGCAAAATCAAGGTGCGCGCAGCAAAGACGGTAGCGGTCTAATTGTCTGCGCTGACCGCCCAAACGCTGAGTTCGCCCGCTACATTGGGCCAGTATTCGGCCCGAATCTGGACGCCGCCATCGACGCATCTATGACCAACGACGCCGAGGCGGGGCGGTGATATGGCTAAGACACGATTGCTATATGAGGTTGTTGGTGCCGATTGGAGCAACAAGGTTATAGGCGTTTCTTTCGTGCAGCTCATTCAAATGCGCTGCGATGATGGCTGGGAGCCAATCGGCGCAGCGATTCGCCATCCTGACCCGGAAAAACAGTTCTGGTGGCAGACGATGGTGAAGCGGGTGCGTGAGTGACCATCTGCGCGCACTGCGGCGCTCCCAGGCCGACTGCCAAATGGCACCTGACCGCCTGCGCCGATGGTTCCCGGAAACGCACCTATCGGCTTTGTGATCGCTGCGACGTGGAGCTGAATCGCCGGAACATGAAGTTCCTGGGCGTGCCGGACGTGGCGGCCAAGATCAGGAAGTACCGGCAGCTTCGTGATTGACAAGGAAACTTGACAGGATTAGCCTACGCGCGATCCGGCAGGGTCGGCGCGTCTCCCGATGGGCACACGGCGCGAGCCGGGGTGTCTCGCAAGGACAGCCCCGGCAAACCCTCTCTTACTGCTGCGGAACCGCCGCTTTCAAATCAGCTAACGCCCGCTCATAGTTCGCGCTGACCTGTGCCCATTCCGCCGGATGATCCTGCTTGATCTGGTTGAATAGGGACGTGAGCTGGGTGACGAACGGCAGAAGCTGTTCAAGCAAGATAAGCGGGTTCATGGCTTTACTCCGGGGTTACAAATCGGTTGCAGGGCTTCGGCGGCGGCAATGGCGCGATCCTGGTCGGCCTTGTTGATCTTGCCTGCCCTGACACCAGCGGTCACGATATCCATCGTCGTGGCGGAGGAATTACAGACGGTAATCAGCTTGTCCTGTTGGCCGGTAGTGGCGCAGCCGGACAGGCTGGCGGTTAGCAGTAATGCTACTAAGATAGTTTTCATGATCGAACTACTCCAAAAGTAATGACCACGGCTCCGGCGACTAAAAGTTTCCACCAGAAATCCGAGGACAGAAATCCGAGGACCGAGGCTCGCCCGCAATGATGGCGAGAACGAGAAAAACCACAAAGGGAATAAGCAGTAACAAAAGCTGGGTTGAGAGGACCATAACGCTACTCCTTCTTAGCCGCATCGCTCAAGACACCCTTGGCGGTATCAGCCGCATCCGATACTACGCTTCGTGCCTGAGTTTCCGCCGTCGCTACCACGTCCCTTGCGACCTGTTCAGCGAGCGTTAGTTTGGCAACGGCCGCAGCTGGACTAGTCGTGGACGCCGCGCCCTGAGCGAACCCCGCATCACCCGCCGTTTGAATCGCCTGCGAAGTCAGCCCATCCACCTTGGCGGAAATGTCCGCGCGCTCGATCTTGGCTTCTTTCTGGTGGCGCAGGATGATCCGGCCGTAGAAAATCATGACCGTGGACGCCAGCAATGCCAGCGAAGGCAGTACGGTATTGGCGCGGCTCAGGATCAGTTCCAGCGCATTGAAGCAGCGGTTGATAAAGACAATCCACGGATCGGGCGGGGCGCTAGCGTTGGCCGCTGCAAAGGCCGTGCCGACCATTGCACCGAGCAGCAGGCAGAACAGGTAGAGTTTTTTCATGTGGGCACTCCCAAGGCTGATTTAAATTTCAACAACCAAGCCCGACGATCTTCCAGACCGTTCAGACCCCCATTTACTGCGCGCGTCACTTCTTCCAAACTATCGTGCATCGCATGCAATCCGATATTGTTTTCGATCCAGAAGTAGCCGGCCGACAGTGCGGCATTCTCAGGCAACGCCATCCGGTCCGGTTGCGCTACCAGTCGGTCATCATCGAATAGTGCCTGCGAGACGTCGGCGTAATTGCGTTTTCCGGTGATCTGGATAAACCCGGCGCCGCGGTAGTTCCAACCATCGCCGCTCAATTCGTCGCCGTTGCCTAGCCGATTCGCATACACCCGGTTAGCGATGCGTTGCGGATGATGAGCGTAATCGAGCGCTTGCGACAGCGTGAATCGATGCGGCCAAGTGCGTTGCAGTCCGACACTGCCATAGTTCAGGTTTTCCGTCAGTATCTCAAAGCCCGCGCTTTCGTGCGCGACTTGGGCAAGAAAATGCGCCTGTTCCAAGGGCGAGCCGATGCCGAAACGCTGCATCGCTGGAATCAGGGGCGCGCCATTCGGTTCCAGTAGGGTGAGTAAATCGTTCATTTCGGTGACCAGAAAAAGAGGGCTTTCATGATGACCCATACTGCACCCAGTGCCGCCATGAAGGCGCTGAAAGCAATGGTAACCTTCCCCACGCCACGGACGAAGGACAGCGCCGCTTTGCCGCCATTGAACAGATTCAATAGTTCAGCGTTGGAAGCATTGGACTCGGAAAGGGCATTCATGACTTCACGGTGTTTTTCGTCCATATCCTCGCGCAAGTCATCCAAGCGGCGTTCCATTTCGGCGAGTCGAAAGCGCACGTTGTCATCCATGGCCGTCCTTTAGGGGGCTGGGTCGGTCGGATCATTGTGATGCAGGTAAATTATCGCCAGCACAACCTTGACCAATGTCGGCACAATGGCGTTTATCTGCGCCTGCGTTGGCGTAGCGATGGCATTGAAGGTTTTAAGCGTAGCGGTCTTGCCATCAAGAAAAGCTTCTATATTGTTCATGCCCACGGCCCCACGGATTCAGCGGTTGAGGTACCGACCGGCCAGATTTCAAAGAACGAACCAGCCTCGGTTTGACAGGTGCCGGTCGGGCCGGCGCTAAAGGTGATCTGCGGGATGCACGTTCCGGTGCCATTGCAGACCAGTTCGCCCTCCATCCAGATGCGAATGCCCTGCTGCGTCGTGCCGCCGTCGAGCGTGGTTGCGGTCGCCACGGCGGACCAGACGCTATATCCACCACCCGAAACGATGGCGCCCGAATTGCCACGATAAGATTGCGCGTTGTAGCTCACGCGGGAATACGTCGCGCCGCCGCCGAAGCTAAAGGCGTTGGTGTGCGACGTGTTGCCGTTGGTGATATGGATGTTGGCGCGGAAGCGGTACTTGATGCCCGCGGTCAGGGTAATGGCATCGGTGGCGCTCGGGAAAATGGACTGCGCGCTGACCGAACTGTTCGACAGCGAGACCGCCGATTCGCTGGAAGTCCACATGACGGCAGACAAGGCACCCCGCGCACTGGCAATCGGGGCGGCATACAGGGCTTTGCCGTCATTTTCGAAGCCGCCTGCGGCTGCGGTTGTTTGCAGCGTGCCGGAAGGGATAGAAATGGACGGAGCAGACGTTGTGCAGGCCGCGAATGTTTGTGTTACGGACCATCCTGTATCGACCGCTTTTGTGGCGATGGTGTCGCTGGAGTTCGGCAGCGTGAACGTCTTTTCGCTGGTCGTCGGGCCGGTGAATTTGGTGAAGCTGTTTCCGGTTCCTCCGTACAGTGAAAAGTTGCCAAGTGGCGGACGTGCTGAAAATTCGCGGTTGGTAATAACCGCCGATGAATCGTCTGGCGACGTGGATGTGGCGCTTATAACGGGGCCAAGCGCGTTCCATGCCAGCGTGATATTCGTTCCGGGCTGCACCACGTCCCGCCGCAACTCATGCCCAGCGAACGACTGCGCCTGAATCAAATTCAGCGCGTCCGCGACTTGCCCGGAAATGGACCGGCGCGAAAAAACCTGTGAACGAATCCAGTCGCCTGCGGGATCGCCTAACAAGTTTTGCGGGACGATGTGCATATCAGGCGATGCGGTTCACATAGCCAGTGATATTGAGTGCGGAAGCCGTGCCGCTGAATGCGCGACAGACCAGCCCGTTATTGAGAACTTGCCCAGTGGCAATAGGAATCGGCGGACTGTTGGCGGGAATGCTGACCGCTTTAGTCAAGTGGTCGCCAGGATCGGTGACGCCGCCCCATTCGACCGTGAGTGTCGCCGCTGCGCCGGTCACATTACTCACCCACAAATAAAGTTCATCGAATGATGACGTGCCGGTGACAGCGGTATGAATCAGCGTGCCTGCTGTCGCAACCGCAACCACGGGGATAGCTCGGCCATTGGTCGAACCGCTCAGCAAAAGGCGTGAATAAGTGGCCATGATTCAACTCCCGAAAACTTGACTAGCTAGAATGGTCGCATCGCGTGCGCGTTGATCGGTGAAGTAAAGGTTAGTTGTTCCTTCGGAAAGATCATCGGTCGTTGCGCTTTCGGTGCCTTCGACGCGCCCGTAAATATCGCGGGTGATTTTCAATAGAGCCAGCCCAACGCCCGTATCGTTGAGCAGCGGCAGGTCGGTAGACAACGGCGGAATGTTCGCCACCGTGCCATCCGGTGAGCCGAGAATGTAGGCAATCGCGGTGATGGCTTCGGTGCCAATCGCGCCCGACAATCGCGCCGCTTCCAACTCCGTAAACCAGCGATACCATATCTGATCGTTGGGGTTCGGTGGAAACAGCGAGTGGCTGTACTTGGGCAGGCTCATGCGAGCGTCAGCCAGTCAAAGTTCACGCGCCCGGTGAAGTGCGTGGTGTCGGCGTTGGTCGCATATAGCACCAGACCGCATTGAGTGGCCCCGACAGGCCGTGTCGCCGTGACCGTCACTAACTGCCAGCCTGACGTCGGAACCGTCACTAGCGCGCTCAGGTCGTCCGATACCATGACATTGCCGGCGTCGTACCAGCGGATGCCCGCTTTACCCCCGACCGCGCCCAGGTTCGGCTGCGGCCAGATGCGGCAGGTCATGGTCTTGGAGCCGCCTACCCCTACTGCAAAGCGGTCATCGTTGGTCATGTAACCGGAGCTGGCGTGGGTCACGAAGGCGTCAAAGGTCGCGTTCGCGTGCCCTTCAAAGGGCGACACCGAGGCGGTATGTCCCAAGGGCGGGGCGTAGGCGACCTGCCAGCAGGCGCTATCCGGCGTCCAACTGGCTAACCCCAGTTCAAACGACCAGTTATTGCCGGTCGTGCCTCCGGCAAGTTTTGGCAGCGGATAGTAGAAGGCGAGCGACATGTCAGCTCAGGTTGAGAATGTAGGAGCCGCGCGCTTTCGCTACGCTGGGTTCAAACTTCAGGGACAGCACGTCAATCGCGCCGGTCGTCTGGGTCAGAGTCGGCACACCGCCAGGGAAGGTGGCAATCGAGGACAGGTTGGTAATCGCCCGTGCGGTGCCGGTCGCATCCTTCACGCGGGTAATGCTGACGATATACGCGGCGGTCGCGCTGGGCGGATTGGTGAACGCCAGTGTCGTGATATCGACCGCTTGATTGAGCAAGATCGCGCAACCCAGCGACAGATCAATCGTGGTTGTCGTGGCCGCAGTAACCACCTGATACAGCGTGGATGGCGAGGCCAGCAGCGTTTGCCAAAGGATCGTGGTGCCGTTGTTGGTCAGCGACTGGCCGCTATGTCCGGTCGGATCCGGGACTTGCAGGATCGCCGCCCAGCTCATTACAGCGCCGTCATTGGTCAGGAACTCACTGGCGACCAGGGCCGGGAACGCCGTGGCATCACCGCCCGGAATTTCCACGTCATCGGCTTCCGACTGCTTGACGTCGTTGCTGTCGTACAGCTCCACGAAGTAGCTGCCCGAGCCCCAGATATCATCGACAGGACGGCCCGCAGAATCCAGGGCGATGATCGGCCCGTTGTTCGTGGTAAGACCTATCTCTCCATACGTATCTTTGGGCGTCGTGGAGTGGGCAATGTAGAACTTGAAATAGCCGCCCGACAGGAGCTGCCCGGTCATGCCGAACTGGTTTTGCATTTTGCTGAACAAGCGGAAGGCGGCGGCCATGTCAGAGTCCTAGGTGTATGCTAATGGCGATCATTTTTCTTCATCCGTGAAGGGTTCTGTATGACATGGACGTTTGCAATCGTGATTCTAATTACGCCTTTTCTTAGCTTTCTCTTGTGGGGCTTCGTCAAGGTAATCAATCGGCAGGTTCAACGGCTCATTCCCGATGGTGCACTAAAACGTAAACTCAACACACGTTTGTATCAAGCCCTCGGCGAACCGAAGGATTAAGGCGTTTTTTTCTGTTGCACTCGTGGCGGAAGCAATAGCGGTATCCCATAGCTTGCGGCAAGCGCATTGGTGCCCGGAAGCACGACGCGCTGTGCGGCAATTTGACCCACCCGTGACTCTACCGGGGCCGATAGAGCCAATCGACGCAACGCGTTCCCGGTAAGCCCCTGTCCGCTCAAGGCGCGACGCCCCAGGTTGGCTAGTCCAATCGTTCCGAGTCCGCTAAGGGCTGCCGCTGGCAACGTGGCTCCCGCTAGCGCCGTCGCGCCACCCGATGCACCCATGACGCCGGACAGCTTCGCCAGTCGAACACCTGTTTGCGGCGTGTTATTCACATTTAGCGAGCGGTCTACGGCTGCCGCATATCGACGCAAATCGGCAATCGTTTTCAACTGCGGCAACGTGAAAATAACCTCCGCCGCGCGTCCGTGCGGAAGCGCGTTTAGGACTGTTTTCAGGTTGACTTCGCCATCGGGCCGCTGACCTTTTGCCAGCGCTTTGTCGATCAAGCCGGTCGCATAGGCTTGCCGTCCTTCTGGCGTCATGCCCTGCATTAGTCGGCGCGCGGTTTCGTAACTGTCCGGGCTATGGTTCAGTACTGTCTGCGGATTCGCATTCGGCTTAACCAGCCCCTTCAGTTCGTTTTGTGCGCGGTAAGGAATGACCGTTTCACGGTAGAGCTTATTGGCATCGCGCAACGATTGCAGGACTTTGCCGCCCGTTTGCTGGCCCCATGCGTTCTGGTCGGCTTCCAGGGCCGCAGACAGTCGCCCATAGTGCAACGCAGCGTCTTTGGCTCCCGATACGCCATTGCGGAGTTGTGCTTGTGCTGCCGCTGACTCGCCATTCACGGCCGAGATAATTTCCCGGCTGTCGGCAAAACTGATCGGTTTGCCAGACAGTAAGCCTTCAATCTTGGCGCGCGTAGCCGAATTGCCGATCCGGTTCAACAGTTCCGGGTATTTAACAATCGCATCTCGCAAAACGGTCGTCGCGGCGCGCGTAGCAATCGGCGGCGCGCCTTGGGAGGCTTTCTCCACGGCATCATAAGCGAGACGAGCTGCGCCCTTGGCCGACTGTTGGGCCGTTAACGCGCTGCGCTGCATGATGTTCTGCGGCGGCTCGGGCAAGACGGGAAAACTATCGCGCAGCTTTTTAATGCCAGCCGCGACCGCTTCCCGCTGGCGCGTCATTTCCGTGATACGACCGGAGCCGGGGATGTTCTCTAAAACATTGTCTTGAACCTGCCGCGCGTGCACCGAGCCAAGATCGCCCAAGGTCATGGGTGCTGGCAATCCCGTCATTTGTGAGACGGACTTTGCGGCATCCATGTTGGCTTGCGTTTCAACAGGCAATGCCCCAGCCGCTACGCTGGCAGTTTTATTCGCCAAGCTGCGCGTAAGGCCATAAGACACCCGCCCCAACGGGCCGGCAGCAGCGGCTGAAAACACGCGGTTTTTCAGCGTGTTCTGACCCGTAGGAAGCGGCACGGCAAAGCCTTGCGCCGTTGCCAGCATGGCCGCTTCTCGCGGCGTACTGACTTCGGGCGCAATGGCAAACGGAACGGCTTGACCGACTACGTTTGAACTCATGCCGCCTGCCGTCTTGTTTAAAGCTGCATCGGCATTTGGGTTGTCCGGAAGCATGTTATCGACGGCGGATCGCACGTTCGGAGAGGTCCAATACGCCGGGGCGCTGACGGGCGACACCATGGCAGCCGCTTGAATAATTCCCCGTCCAGCCTTGCGCATGCCTTCGCCCAGTCCGCTGACCGAGTTCTGCCCAACGCTATCGCTATCCGCTGTTTTTCTAGCGGCATCGCCTGCCATATCGGGAGCCGGGCCAACATTGACGCCTTCGGCTTTGAGTCCCTTTAGCGCCTGAATAGCGGCGTCATGATCGCCCGCGCGAGTCGCTTGCCAGAATTGATCCTGCAAGGCAGAAACCGTTGGACGATAGTTGGCATCCCCTTCGTGCAGCGGGCTGTTCAATTGGGCTAGCAACGCCGGGTCCGTCACCGGCTGCGCGGCGTTTAGTTGTGCCAACAATGCGGGATCGGTCACGGGCTTCATTGGTGATACCACTGGCCGTCTTTCTTGATGAAGGTTTGACCGTTGATCGTTTTCGTTTCTTCCCCACCCTGCGGCGCGGCTTTCTTGCCGATAACCGCATCGCGCTGGTCTTGAATCGCTGCCGCCAGACCCGCGTTGCGCTGCTGCATTTCGCGTTGCATTAACTGCACCACGCCCGCGTACTGCGGACCAGTCTGTGCCGTGTTAATCATTGAGTGCGCTTGGGCACGGGCTGAATCGGTCGCTGCTGCATTGCCCGCACCGATGACCTTCGCGTATTCCTCCGCGAATGTATCGCTGGCGTTGGCGAACTTCTGAACGTCCACGTCGCCCTCGATGCTCTTTCGGCCAGCGAGCAGCCATTTATTGAAGACCGGAATGCCGGTGCGGCTGACCTTGTTGGAAAGCTCAAGCGCAATTTTCGCTTGATTCTGCGCCGATGCTTCCCAGCCGCGAACGCCGGCCGCTGTTTTTTGCAGTGCCTGTAAGCCGCCCGTCGCCGTCTTGCCTTGGATCATGGCCGACACGGCGTCGTTCGGGTCAATGCCCTGCGCGACGAATTGAGCCGCCAAGTCGTTCACCGCTTTCATTTTTGCCGCCGTTCCGGCTGCGCCCATACCCATATTCGGAATGGGGAGCGTGTAGCCGTGTGACATTGCCGAGGCAAGCAACGCCTGTCCGTCTGGCGTCAGACTGTTTTCAGGTGCGCCGGCATTGCCGCCCATAACCATCTGCGTGATCTTGTCTTCGGGAACCTTATGTGCCCGCAAATAGGCAATCTTCCGATCCATCTCCGACATGGGCGCGGAACGGGGAGGAACGACCGGAATAAATCCGCCTTGTGACGGACCCGGCGCGGGATTCTGTGCTTGATCGGCTGCTGCCGCTGCACGGATGGCCGCTGCCACTTCCGGCGACGTTCCGGGAGCAATGTCGATCTGAACATTGGGCAGATTCGCCGATGGTTGACCTTGTGGCGTGGCGCTACTCGGAGGCATAACCCAGCCACCGCGCTGGCTGTCCCACGTCGGGCGCTGGGGCGAAAAGTTCGTGTTGGCGTGAATCACTTGGCCCGTCACTGGATCCACAATCTCTCCACCCGGCGAGACGTTCATCGGCGCGGATGCCCGGCCACCGGACACCATCGCCACGAACTTCTGCATGACCGGCAATTCGCTCGCGTCGTATTGCGGCTTCACCGGAAAGCCCATGCGCTGCGCGACCGGGACAATCAGGCTTTGGTGAATCTGCTGGCGCGTGGTGTCGTCCGGCGCGGCAAGTAACAATTGCGCGCCTTGGGCCAGTTGCTTGAACCCTTCCGTCCGGTCTGCACCGAGACTCTGGCTCAGCGCAAAGCCGGCATTCGGATCAATGCCCACCGCTTGCCCAATCAGACCGCGCTGTTGGTCCTGAGGGGCCGCATAGGCTTGCTGGGCGATCTTTGCCAAGCTGTTCTTGTCGCGCAGCGCCCGGCCCTGCTGGAAGCCTTGCTGGCCCAACTGGATGATATCCAGAGCATTCAGCCCCGGCGTGAGCGGTAATGGACCGAAATTAGACATTAGCCGCCTCCCGGCCCAACGAGCCAGTTATTGCCGTATCCGGCCGATGCCAGGCCATTGCCTGTGCCCCAGGTATTGCCATAACCCGATCCATAGCTGCTGTTATTGGGCAGAGACCAGTTGAAATCGGGCGCGGCCGACGTGGAATTATTGCCTAGTCCGCCGAGCAAATTCCCGGCAATGCTGGTCAAACCGCCGATCAAGTTGTTGTTGTTGTTCGCGGTTTGCTGATAGCCGCTGGCGCGCGCCTGACCCATGGACCCCATGATATCGGCGACATTGTTGCCGAGGCTGGAATACAGATTTCCGACTGAGCCGGTGGCGCTTAACCCCTGATTCGATAGCCCCGTGAGCTTGTTGTAGTAATCATTCGAGTTTTGCAGGGCCAAACCTTCGCCATAGTTGATCGCATCGCGCGTATTCCCTCCCCCAAACAAACCGCCCCTGGCCGCAGCGCGCGAGTCAATCGCGTTCAATCCCTGATCAAGCGCGTATTTGTAGCTCGGCGAATTCTCGAATCCCGACCAATCGCCGCCTAGAAATTTCTGTTGATCGGCAAGCGCGCCTGTACCGGCCGACTGATACGGCGAAAACCCTGCCGCCGCCTGCCCGTACATCTGTTTCAGGTAGTCAATCGCCTGCTGATCGGCGCCGAGAATGGCGTTCGTGCCCTGACTGGCGGCCTTGTTGCTATTGTGATGACCGAACAATCCCCCAATGACGGGAAGCGCGGCTTGTAGAATTTCTTCCCACATGGCTAAGTCCTTTTAACCGAAGTCATGACACTACTCGAATATCTGCGCCGATTATGTCCGAGGCCACCGGAGACGTATCCCGAAACTCCCACAACCGTTGGCGCGTTATCCCAAGCTGAGTCGCAGTCATTTCCGGCAGGAAGGTGCCCGTATTGCCGCCGTCCAGATCCTGCCACGACGACCAGTTCTGGCCGCCATCGTCGCTGTAGCGAACGGAGAGGGTTATATTGCTCATGTCGCGTCGGCCTGAATGGCGGCCAACGATTTTCCGGCCCCGCTACTCCAGAGATAATCAAGCTCGTTAGTCGTCAATACTGCGCTCGCGCAAAAGAAAACATCCTCCACCTTGCACGGCGTGTCACTGCTGTCGAACTGGTTGCCTATCTGAAAATATTTGATCGTGTCGGCGCGGGGCGCAGGACGCGGCGGAATCGTGTCCACTACAAAGTCTCCATTTACCGCCAGCTTGAGCAGGTCGGCCGCCGCCCATTCAGCGACCACGAAATACCATCCCGGCAAATTACCCGCTCCGGCGCGAATGGTGATGGACTGCGGCGACAGGGCCGCATGCCCCAGGGAGTCTAGGCACCGCACGGTGAAATCATATTTCTGTCCCGCCGCATTGGGATCAAGACAGGCATACAGCGCGCCGCTATTGGCCCAAGACCCCGCCGACCATTTCCCCGAGGGGTTTGCGGCCAGCAGATAAAGGGCTTCATTAGCCCCTGCAAAGTCATAGCCTACAGAAAGAAAAGACGTGTTATTGAATGCGCCGCTGAAATAGAACCATCCGCCGAGCGTCATCCGGGTATTTACGTCAATAGTGATCGGATTGGTCAGTGTCGAATAACCCCGGCTGCCCGAGGCCAAGGCTTGCCCGGTCTTGCCAGTCGTGTAACCAGCGAAATTAGACGTGCCCAGGTTCGCAGAACCTATCCCATCTAGTCCATTGCCGTCCAATCCGTAGTAGTGCGTGAACTTCGCCAACACGGAAACCGCCAAGGGATTGCTCATGCGGGCGTCCCGCTAACCGTGATCGTGGCGATAGATAGCGAAATCGACAGGCCGGGAGGCAATGCTCCCGAGGAAATCGTGCAACCGCTATACGGCGGAACACCTTGGCTCACTGTCAATGTGTGCGAGTAAGCCGAACCAACTACGCCATCGGGCAGCGTGCCGGTGATAATCAGCGCCGGAACGACGGTGCAAGTATCGTCCAGCGTCGATGATCCGTAAACGTCGGTCACGGTGACGGCCCATGCAAACGCACCTGCTGCCGACATCGTTCCGGTAATAACGCCATCTGCACCCATGCTCAGGCCGGTGGGCAGCGCGCCGGCCGTGATCGTGCAGACGGGCGAACAGCCCACAATCACATACGAATAGTCTATCTCGTCGCCAGTTTCTCCAGCGGGCAGATCGCCGGAAATTAGGGGCGCTCCCGGAGTGCTTACCACGCCTCCTGTTGCCAACATGACGCGCAATCCGGCCACCGAAATGCGGTTTCCGTTGTTGTGAATAACCCCGGTACGAATGCGCCGGGGCAATAATTCGCAACCCTCCAGCGCGTAGCGCCAATCGAGCCGATACAAGCGCCCGTCCGAGTAATCGCCACCGTACCAGTCGTTGTTCCACTTGAGCAGGGTATTCAAGCGCCAGCGGTCCAGTCCAAACGACTCGCGACGGTGCCATTGCTGGTTGGTGACATCGAAACCCCAGGTCTGGCCGTCCTGAAAGGTCAGGTAGTAAATGACGTAGCCGTTGTCCTCATAGGTGAAGGCAAAGGCTTTATCGGGATTGCTGGCGGCAAAGACTTCGGTCAGGGCTTTGGGCGAGACCGGAATCGGCGTGTAGCCTTGCAGCTTGTAGACGATATAATCGTTGCCGAGGAAATAAAGCGTATTGTCGAGCCGGCAAATCGTGTTCGCGTTCGCGCAGCCTTTTTCGATGACCGTGCCGCGCTGGGGAAAGGCCGAGGTATCGTTCGGGTTGTTCGGCCAGACCTCAATCGTGCGACCGCCGAACACGAGCCATTCCGACTGCGATACCTTGCCGCCCACAATGCGATCCGGGGAGGATTCGGCGTCCTCGTTGTCCAGATCATTCCAACTGGTGCCCGACGCAAGGCCCGAATAGCGCCAGAACCGGCGCAGGGGGTCCACGCCGAGGAACCGCTGATTCAGGAAGTCCACCGAGAACAGGGCAATGCCGGTATTGGTCAGCACGCCCGTCACAGTGTTGTAGACGTAGGACGTGCTGAAGGTGCCGATCAACAGTTCATTGCCGCCGTCGATCTGGTTATGGGTCATCGACACGAAGCCCGTGCCGGGGATAGTCCCAATGACGGTCGCGGTGCCGGTCACGCCAATCTGATACAGGACGGTGCCCGAGACAACAAACAGCTTGCCTTCCACATCCTCCGCGCCCCGGTGAGGGCCGGTGCCAACGCGGACGAACAGGTTCAAGCCAGGCACACAGGCGTACTTTATCGCCGTGCGGGTGCCGCTACGCTCCGCCTTGGTCGGCAGGTAGTTGACGATATCCTGATCGGTCCATTCCCGCGTGTGGTCCGCGTAGGAGCCGTCCGGCAAGGGGAAAGGGGTCCAATCCATCAGTAGGAATCACTGTAGAAATAACCATATCGGCGCGAATTGCTGCCGAGCGGCAAATCGTAATCGAGGCGAGCCGCGTCACACGCAGCCACATCGGCCATCACGCAGGCTTTGCCATCGCGGGCAAAGGCCACCAAAACGGGGTTCAGCGGCAGCCCATAGCGCGGCTGCAAAAGGACGGCGAGATTATGCTGGATCGCTTGTTCGGCTTCGGGAGGCACGGGAAGCGTGTCCGCAGGCGCGGCCACATCGGCCCAGCCCAAGGCAATCCCGTCGGCTTCCCAACGCCGCATCATGAGATTGAGCGCGCGAATGGCGTCTTCCGAGTCCTGCGCCTTGACGGCTTGGGTCGGGTCCAGCACCAGCGCATCCAACAACGCGCCCCGGATAATCGCGGATACCTGCGTCATAACCGCTCCTTTAGGCAAAACTCAACACAGTCGCCGTTTTTCTAGCCAGAGTGTTGATTGACAGAATTCCTTGTCTGGGGCAGCCCGAAGGCCACCCCAGACGGTGGACTCACTGTGTGACGAGAACAGAATGGTCGGGACGCACGGCAATCTCACCGTACAGCACGTCAATTCGGGTGTTCTCGGTGTCGGTCAAGCCGTTACCGAAGGTCATCACACGGACACTGATGCCCTTGACGGTGGCGGTGTACCCTTCGCAGCTCGCCAGCACCGGGAGCGGTGCGAACGCGGCGGCAAAGGCGTTCTTGTGGAAGCCGATGTTCTGCAACTTCGACTGGCTCAGGGTGCCGAAGAACGTGATCGCGGCACCATCCGCCGGGGACGCGGTCACGGTACCAATCACGGTGGAGGTCGTCGGCGTGATGGCCGGGTAAATCGCCATCGTGCCGGCACCGCCCGCGTAATCGGCGGTCAGGATGAACTGACGCAGGACGCCCGTGGAAACACCGGTAATCGGCTGCACCGCGTAAACACCCGCAATGGTGAAAATCTGCCCCTTCTTGCCCGCGCCCGCGCCGGTCTTGACAACCAAGCTGGAGCCGGTTTGCGAGGCACCATCGACCACATACGCAGTGTTGGCCGCGCCATTGACCCGAAGGGCCAAGGACTGTTGCTCGTAGAACGTGAAGCCGGCAAAGCCGCCGACGGCGTTCTCATCGAACTCTGCTTGTAGTTCCTTGGCGGTATGGAACAAGGTGGCATTCGCTTCCGCCAGCGCACTGTTGGCCGCACTGGAGAAGTGAAAGCTGCGCATGTCCGATGGGGCCAGATGGGTGTTGAGCAGCGCCGAGGCATCGCGGTAAATCTGCCGAGTGGACGGCACCGCGCCCCAGGTACCGATCTGGTTGGTGGTCTGGTTGGTCATCTTCGTCAGCAGGTCGTAGTTGACCCCGGACGACAGCGAATTCATGGCCGGCCGCAGGAAGCGTTCCTTGAAGTCGGTCAGATCGAGTTTCTTTTCCTTGGCGGTGAAGGTGATGGCGACGTGCTTTTGCGTGTCCAACTGAAGCGACACGTAGGTTTCGTTCATCGCCGGGGCGGAACCGCCGCCAGCAAAGGTCGCGCCGTCAAAGACGACCGGCACCGGAGGCACCATGATCTTGACGGTATCGCCTTTCTTGTAGCCGTTGACCTCTTCGCCGAATTCGACGGAGCGGTTGGTATTGATGTTTTTGACAACAGTGTTTTCTTCGACCAGCATGGCTGCGGCTTCTCGCGCAATCATCTGGTGAGTGAGGGCCTGACCCATAAATAACGTCCTTGTTTAGTGCGGCCTATCGCTTGCGCTGCTGTTCCTTGCGGCGGGCGTACCAGTCGTCGTCGGTCAGCTTTTCAGCGGAGACGGGAGAAGGGGAGCGCCCGCCCACGGTCGGCACCGGAGGCGGAGCCTGGGTGAGTGACTTGGGTGGGGTGGGTGCGATTACAGGCGGCGTGTTTCCAGCCTGCGGCGCGGCACTCAAGCGCAAAGCGATGCGGTTCACGGCGGCAGGCAGGAGGTCTGCCCGAATCGACGCCAGATGAAACAACGCTTCGTCATCATTCGCCAGTTGATAGGCGATCTCCGGTCCTCGCGCATGGCTCATGACGGCCAGTTGCAAATCGGGAGTCAGAAAATGGGGGTCAATCGAACCGACCGCTTCCAGAAAGTCCGGGTGCTGGTCGGTGAATTCGGCGGCCCGCTGTTCGTAGGTCGTCAGAATGGTTTGCTGCTGTCGAACGTAATCCTGTTGCTGTTGCGACTGCTGAAACTGCCGGGTCGTCTGTTCGATGAGCCAGCGGTCCCGCGCTTGTTGGTGCGCGTTGACATCATAGCCGAATTCTTCCAGCGTGGGGCCAGTGTCCTCAACGCCTTGACGCTGGCGGGGATCGGCCGGCTGGGACCAATTCGGGGTGCGCTGGGGAGCCTGCTGGGCGGCTTCCAATGCAGCGGCGCGTTGCCGGAGTTCGGCATTCTCCCGGTTGATCCGGTTGATGTAATCGCGGGTCCGGTTTTTCTTCTTTTCCTCGCCTTCGGCGGCTTTCGCCTTTTCTTCCGGTGTCGGTTCGGTGACAACCGGCGCTAACGCCACCTGCTGCTGGGCTTCGGCGTCGTTTTTCGGGGCCGGTGCGTTAGTCGGCGCTTCAGTGATTGGGGCTTGAACTTCCGTGTTCATGGTTCATCCTTTCGGGGTTCGGCCAAACCGGGCCGATGCGGGCAGGCGGAGCCTGTGAATCAGTAGCTCGGATACCACTTTGCCGTGGTGTGGTCATAAAAAAGCGTCATCGGCTTACTGACGACGGCGGTCGAGGCAATGGCGATATTTCCGTCGTTGGTTGTGTGCCAGATGCCGGTGGGAATCAGGGTGATCTGACCGCCACCAGCGGCGAATGCGGCCGGGGCGGTGATGTTGACGATGTCGGTCGTGCCGGAGACAAAGCTGATGGCTTTCGTCGGCGCAATGGTCGTTCCACTGGAAAGTGTAGGAGCAGCCGCCGAGGTCGCCATCTGTCCGACCCAAACCAGCGTGCCGTCGTCTTTGATGCGACCCGCTTCGACAGAGCCGCCGACGCTGCCGCCCATGGAAATAACCATGTCAGTCGGAATAACGCCAGCCGAAACTGCGCCAGTAACCACCGCTTCGATTATGGCCGGATTTTGGATCGCCGAGCCGTCATACCCTCCCCAATAAAGACCGCCGATAGCGTCGCCCGACTGGAGCGCGGCAGGGGCTGCTGCCGTGCCGCGCGTTTTATTGAGAAATAATCCCGGCCCCGTCGCGCCATTGCTGAAATCTACTGCAAAAAAACTGCTGCCGCCGCCATTACCGTTGTTGCCTAACGCGACAAACCCTTGCACACCTGTAGGCGCGAAAGTTTCCCAATCGGCAATCGACACGGGCCCCTGAATCACCGCATTCATTGCAGTGTTGTTGGTCTTTAGCAGAAGATTGTAGGTGCCAAGATCGACCGTCGTATCCGCGCTCAGCGAACTTCCAATCGCCAAGCTGCTGCTGCTGATTGCGCCGTTTTTATCGACCGAAAACAAAGGTGTGCCATTGCGACTTATTTTGATAAATGTCGAATCATCGGCAGACCCGGTGTCGCGAATATCGATATCAATCGCAGATTGGGTAACGGTGGCGTCGTCCCATGTGTCATCCATGAGAACGATGGCGTTGGCATTGGGTTTCATTGCGGCGGTCCTTGGGGTTGAGGTTGCGTCTGTTGCATGGTGAATTCATGGGCTTGCTGCATGGCTTGCTGTTGCATCGCCTGCTGACGGTCAAAATGGCCCTGCATCATGTCGAATAGCTGTTGAGCCGCCGCCTGTTGAATGCCGGCGACATCGACTTTTGCGCCTTCAATGGCCGCAATACGGCGGGTTTCGGCGTCGAACCAGGCAATTTCCTGCTCGGTCTTTTGCTTGTCGGCTTGCAACATGGCATCCGCCTGCATCTTCTGCGCCTGCGCCTGCTTGTATTCGAGGTCGGCCTGGATGCGAGGATCAGGCGGTTGTGGCTGCGGAGGCGGCTCGCCATCCTTGGGCGGCAACAAGCCCTGAGCTACTAAGCCCTTGCGCATGGCCGATATCACTTCCTCGCTGCCCGGAACATCGCGATTCTTGATGACCTCGTAAGCCAGCAACAAGCCAATCTGCGGCGCGCTGGAGCCGATCTGTCCGGCCATTTCCGTGAAGCTCGCCGCCGCTTCCATGCGTTGCGTGGCAAAGGACGGCCCGACCGTGATCGACACGTCGTACTTGCCCTTGCCGATGTCGTTGATGACGTGCTGTTCGCCCGTCTGTGGATCGACCACCGTCTGATAAAGCTGCTTCCACTTCTCGCCACCATCCACGCCCAAAATACGAACCACCCTCGGGGTGTCGTAGACCCTCGGGATCATATCTACGAGGATTTCATAGCTGAAATGGATCGCGTAACCGAGATTGTCGATGTAGTTGAACGTGGACGTTTGGCCTTGCTGCTTCTGCGAATTGAGCGCCACGCCTGACGTAACGTTGCTCCGATTGCCCAAACTCGGATCGAACATGCCCGTCGCGGCCTTCATGTCGTCGTTGTCCATCTGGGCCAACTGGATCAACGCTTCGGGCACCTGCGCCTGTTCGGTGCGCTGCGGTGGGCCTTTCCCGCCCGCGTCATTGTAAAGCAGGTACGGGAAGTCCTCGGCGTTGGCCGCTTTCCACATCGGCTCATAACTCGCGATCTGTTCGGGAGTCAGCACGAACGGAGCTTTCGGAGCCTTGGCGACCGCTTCGACCAACGCGGTTCGATGCGCGTTGTGCAGCCGCTGGCCGTCCTTGCCGTCTCTGACTGCACCCGACCAGTAATCCTGGCCGTCGATGTTCTCGATGTTGCCCCACACCGGGATGATCGGAATGTACTTGCAGGGGAATTCGTAGGGTTCGGTCAACCACTCGCTGCCATTGGTCAGCCGCATGTAGACCTTGTGGCTGTCCACGTCCCGGCGTTGCGTCACAGTGACGCCGACGCTGTTCAGTTCTTCCTCGGTCAGCCCGGCCTCATCCGAGAAAACCTCCGCGCCCGACGATAGCGCCCACAACTGCCGGATCATCGGCGTCTTGTACCAATACTCGGCAATCCGAATCTGCTTCGCATCGCGCCACGGCTGAATGTCCCGATCCGTCTCGAAATCGGTCACATTGGCTTTCGGGTACTTGCGCTCAAACTCGGACTTCGGAATCAGTTCCTCGACAAAGCAGAACAGGCCGTCCCGGCGGTCAATCTCCACAGCGGCCGGATCGAACTTGACGGTGAACGGGTTACGGATCGGCTTGATCCGAATGTCCTGCTCGAAGTCGTCATCGTTCAGGTAATCGGTACAGATGCGGAACGCGCCGAAACCGCCTTTCACCGACTTCTCAAACGCAATGTCGTAGGTCTGGTCGGCGTTGCTCAGGCTTTCGATGTTCCGGCACAGCCCTTCCATGATTTCAGCCAGCCCCGCATCCGACTCTTCCGTGCCGCGCACCTTGCCTTGCGGTCGCGACTGGCGCATTTCGTTGATGATCTGCCGCACCTGCCCCTTGAGCTTGGGGAACTCATAGGTCGGGCGATTCTTGCGCCGGGCCTTCAGGGCTTTGTCCCACTGATTACCAGGCACCGTCACAAACTTGATGTCTTCCTGCGCCTGCTCGTACAGCTCCGCGCAGTATTCCGACGCCAAGTCGTACCGCTTGCGCATTTCGGTCAGTGCGTCGTCCTTGGGCAGTTCGGGGGCGGTGCGCTTCATGCGTAGTCCACGTCGTACTCGTAAGCATTCATGCTTTCGGCCTCATTGCTCATGCGCTCGGCGACCATCGCCATGTAGCGGAAGGCGTCCGCACCGTGGCTCCATTCATCGTGGACAGGCTCCGACGCTTCGCCGGTCGTGCTGGGCACGTTGCGGCGGTAACGCTTCAGACACTCCACCAAGCGCCCCGCTTTGGTCTTGTCGATATAGGTCTGCGCAAAGGCCATGCGTGCGGCCCGGATGCCGGTTTCTATCGGCTGGCGGGGTAGCACTTCCACGGTCCATTCCATCGCCTTCATGAGCTGCTGAGCGCTCTTGCCGGTCTTGAAGTCGCCATGGGCGCCGTCATGCGGCAGCCACAAGCGCCCCCAGTTCAGGTTCTTTTTCTTGAGTTCGGCCGACCACCAATCTAGGGTTTTGTGCGTGTCTTCCAGGTACTCAATGACTCGGAGCGTCGATAAGTGACGCTGCACCAGAATCAGGCTCATGGCGTCGTTCCAGCCCAAGTCCCAGACTACATGGACCTTTAGTGCTGGGTCATAAGCGACATCGCAGATACGGCCCGAAGCAATAGCGGCCCCGACTTCCTCCGCGTAGATCGCACCCGTGACCGCCGGCTTGCACTTGCCTTCCCAAATGTTCTCATAATCGGCCTTGGACATCGTGAGCTGCGCGTGTAGGCGCTCGCGTTCCAAGACCTCGGGAAACCAGGGGTTGTCGGAATAGTTGATCTGCGCAACAGCGGCATCGGGAGGCGGATTGGCAATCAGCCGCGTGTAGCTTTCGTCCGTGTCCAGTTCAGGATTCAGGCTCGCCCAAATTTCAGATTCAGGCTTGCGAATGGTCGGGATGAGAATGTCCCAGCTGCGCTTACTGACCCGCTGCGCCTCCTCGACCCAAGCTCGGTCCAAGCCTTCATAGGACTTGATCGAATCGACGGTATGATCCTGCAAGCCGGCGAACAGGAGTTCCGTCCCGTTCTTGCCCTTGATGACCGCCTGCTGCACGTCGTAGAAGTGCGACAGGCCCAAGGCGTTGATCCGGTCACCCAGCAGCTTATGCACCGAATCCCGGATGGACTTCTGAATCTCGCGGAAGCAGCCAATGCGCAGCGGTGATTGCAGCCCCTGAATCAGTAAAGCGTCGGCAAAGGCCCAAGACTTTCCGCCGCCCCGGCCACCGTGAGCGACCTTGTAGCGATAGGGTTCAAACAAGAACCCCAGCTTGGCCGGTATCTCAGCGTTGAGCGTGGACAAGCGTCACCGTCACGTTGCCGATAAGGGGAGCGTCGGGATTGCCGTCTACCTGAACAGGCAACAATCGCGGGAAGACCTGAACCCAAAACGCCCGCTCATTGGCGGGGTCTTCTTTGGCCCATTCAGCCAACCGATTCATGCCGCCCAGCTTGCCGGCGACACCGGCAATGACTTCCTTGGCGTCGGCACTGAGCAGGTTCAGCGCGCCTTTGGTCCGTCCGCCTGTTTTTGGCTTTCCTTTACCGGCCATGATCTATTTTATGTGTTTCACGGAAATGTTTCACGCGGGAAGTCCGCTGATATTCACCACGAACCGCTGCACGATGATCGACCCATCAGCGAAGGTGGCGTTGCATTGGAAGCGGGCGAAGCCGACGACGTTGGCGGTCAGGCTGGCGTTGGCGATGGTGTCGGTATGCGAACCAGCGGCCAGCGTCACAAAGGCATCGCCGCCCCATTTGGTTTGCCAGGTCACGGAACTGATCGTGCTGCTGCTGGCCCCGGTGAAGTTGGCACTGATCGCCCGTTTTTCGGTCAAGATCATGCTCAGCTCGACTTCTCTCGGCTGGTATTGACTGACGTAAGCGGTGGCTTGTCGGGACATAAGTGGCTCTTCCTTGAGCCGGGTTACTTCCGTGTGATTAGGTTACACGCTTATTGGGCTTTCATCCGCATGAGCCGGTCGGCCGCGTTGGCGGTGCCTAGATTGAATCCACCCCGGTCCCAAGCGTCGGCGGCCCAGCGGGCATCGGCCTCGGCAAAGTGCGGGTTGGCGTTCGTCTGTCCGCCCGTGCTGGCGAGTTGGTTCGGGGGTGGTGGGCTGGCCTGCCCGAAGTTGACAGGATTGGTCGGCAGCCCGAACTGATCGGTGCCGCCACTATTGCCTGCGGCTAGCCCATTACCAAATCCCAAGCCGGTTCCGTAACTCAGGTTTCCCGTGGAACCATACCCGCCCGCATTGAGTCCGTATCCGCCACCCGTTCCACCGTAAGGATTACCCGGACTGAACCCGAAGCCGGGAGCGCCGACCGTGTAGCCGTTGCCGGAATGATTGTGATCGTACATCCCTGTCCCCACCCGCCAGCCTAGGCCCAACAGGGGGTTTATCAGGCCCAGCCCTCGGCTGATCCAGGGCGAATCCCGCCAGTGAGAATTGCCGGGCATATCAGCGAGGCGCCATCCACCAAGGAAGCGAATCGCCCCATGGCGTCATGGCACGGCCTCCGAAGTCATGGCGTCCAGGGAAATGAGGGGGAGCGGCAGGCGGCGCAAAGCTCGCCAAATGATTCGCATCCCCGAATCCCCATTGCCCCGGAGGGCGTGCCATGCCCGGCGGCATCACGCCGGTATTGTAATTGGGTTGAGGCAGCGGCCCCTGCTCCGGCGGCGCATAGCCGTTGACCGGAGGTGACTGCATCGGCGGACCCTCGGGAGGCGCATAACCGCCCGTGAGCAGGTTGCCGCTTTGGTGCCGAAAGACCGGCTGCGGGCGTCTGGCGGCGGCTTGCATCATCGGGTTTTGGTACATGGTGCGTCCTTGCGTAAATGAATTGGCGCATTTCCCTATTTCAAGCGACTCGTTGATGGTGGCCGGGAAAAGAACGGTCACTCACTGCGAACAGTGTGCGCCAAATTGGTCTGATCCTCGTTCAGGCGCGTCCGTGTGATCGAGGGAACACCAAGGGGATTAGGAGTTTGTCACGGGCAGGCCGGCGCGATGCGAACTCGGGCTTACACGGGCCATTCAGCGTGGCAGGAACCAAAAGAACAAAATCGGCGCTTCTAGTCGCCGGCTGCCATTTCGACAGCAAAAACCGCCCTCGCGGACGGTTGTAGGTCAATTCGGGGAATCGGTCAAAGGCTGTCTCCGACAGTCGTTTTCGCATCATCGGCGCGAAAGGGCGCGGCTGTCAAGGGCGCGCTTCTTCAAGGCGCTGGCGATGACCAGAATCGCATATCCCCGCACCAGCAAGTCCGAATGTGCCTGCCATTCTTCCATGGTCGCAAAGGGCCAGAAGTCGGGGAGGGTTTGTTCGCCTCGGCGTTCCCGGAGAAGTTCATAGTCGGTCACTTGACCACCCCGCCAGCATCCTCGGCCAGCCTGCGGTCGCGCAAATCAATAAACTGCTGCATGGCTGCCAGCGCGTCGTCAATCTCATGATCGACATCGGCGCAGCGGTGCCAGCCAAGGGTCGCCTTATCCGCAAGCTCTAGCAGCAGCGGAATGTCGCGTTCGTCCCGGTATCGGAGGTCGCAGGAATTCATCTTGCTCATGACAATCTCGTGCATGGGCCTTGAAACTGCTTGCACGCCGCAAGCCAGCCAGCTTTGTCGCCGGTTTCCAGAAACGGGGCGGCTGCCTGCAATACATTAAATCCGTCGTTCTCGAAAGACAGCCCCCAGCGATTATCCGGGTCCATGCTTTCTGCCAAAGCGCGGAACTCGGGCTCGCTAATGGCGCGCAATACTTCGGCGCCGCGCGCAAAGATTGAATCAAGATCGTAGTTCATGCCACCTCCCGTAAAACTGCGTCAATCGCTTCCTGTGGGGTTTTGACCGTGGCCCGCTGCCCTCGCCAGGACTGATTCCATTTGGCCTGCGCTAGCGTCACTCGCGAGCCTTTAGGCCGCTTCACTTCTAGCAAAATATTCCGATTTCGGAACCCGCACAAAAGGTCGCAGGGCTGGTGCATGATCCAGACATCGCAGCCGATCTGTTCCAGCGCCTTCACAATCTCGGATTGGTTGGCGTCTTTCCGTTGGGCGTATTGGGGAGGGCGTCCGCTCATGCTTCCACCCCGATCAGTTTGTTAACCAGCGCCAGAAGCTCAGCATCGCTGCCATATTTAGCACGAAAGGCGCGGCGATGCTGGTGGAAACTTGGACCGATTAGCGCCAACATAACCACGCCGCTTTTGCCAGAATTAGCGGTCCCGCGATGGCACCATGTGCATAACGGAATGGTGGCTTCGTGACCGATACGCTTGTTGCCGCTGAGGTAATGATGGATTTCGATATTAATGTGCCGGCCACAAGCCACGCAGCCCAAGTCATACAACAGCGCGAAGCGGCGTATATCGGCTTTCGATGGCGGCGGCGTTGAGTGCTTCAAAGTCCAAGCTCCCGACGCTTGGCATGGAAGGCGGGGCGAAGTTCTGTCCAAAGTTTCTTTGCCACGTAACTGCGCGGAATCGGCACGCCGATATCAGTCCTAAAATCAAGTCCTAGTTCTGCCCGAATCGCCCGGATTGGGCGCGCTGGCGTTGTTCCTTCGCGTAGCAAAACCAGCTTTCCGTCATGGGTTGCCATGTGCAGTCCCGGACCAGCGTAGACGAATATCGTGTAGCGGAGCCAGTCC